CTCCCCAAGTCCATGTTCGCGAATGCCAAGGTTGGCGACGTGATCAAGGTCAAGGTGGTGGCGGCTCTGGATGACGAGCTTGAAGTTGAGCACGCTGGCGAGGAAAAGAAGGAAGCCAGTGAGAAGAAGGATGGCTTGGATGCCGAGATGGAATCGTTCATGGCTTCACACCCCTAGGCTATGGCAACTGTGGCAGCATTAACTGAAGCGTCCGCCTGCGTTGATTGTGGGATTCCACGCGGCGCGGCGGACGCGGTTCAAATCTATCTGCTCCAACAAATTGCAGGAAACACTATGACACCAAGCGAGCTAATGGAAGCGGCAGCGTGCTACGATTGCATTCCAAAAGGGATGCGAGACGCTGTGCAAATCTACCTGCTTAACCAGATTCAGGATGGTGGGGGTGGCGATCCTGAAGTGTTTGCATTGCCTGGGTCAACTGTTCCTGTGGCAGCGCCGGTAGGTGGTGCAGGTTTAGCTTATAACGTAGCCGGTGACGGGTGGTTTTATTCTGGTGGTGGTTGGGTGCAATTTATTTCAGCATGAAAACTTTAATCTCTCTCTTGTTGTGTCTGGTTGGTGTGGCTGCATTTGGTCAAGCACCGCCTGTGTTGCGAACTGGATTCACCACCAACACTCCGAATGCGAACCAGTTCAGTGGAAATGCTTTCAAGAACCTTGGCAGGCTCACTAATGCAGATATTTATGGGTTCCTTATGCAATCTGGCAACACTGGCTCCTTCTTTCCAGGTTCCACACTTGCCGTGGCTGGCATCTTGCAGCTTCCATTTGCCAGCACATTTGCTGTTGTGGATGCAGGTGGAAGCGTGACGAATGGTGTTGCTACAGATGGCGTGGAATACACTCCAGCCACCAAGACGTTGGGTGTAACCAAAACACCCATCACGGTTCTAGCTGGAACCAATAGCGCAGTAGTCACCAACATCTTCTTAGGTGCCACCAATGCGTTCACGCGCGTGGTAGCCACCAACAACATGACCATGACCAATCTAGCGGGCGTGGCTACAGGAGTGTTCAGGAATGCTACCGTATTGATTGAGCCTCAAGCGATCAATCGAACCAATGTCTATCCAGTTGGCAGTCAATATGGGCAGGCATGGAAAACGAACATCAATGCACCCCTGTTCACCACGCTCACGGGTGGAGTGTATTACGTGCTTTCACTGACAACGATTGACACCAATGTTCTCGCTTCAATGAGCGCGTGGCAGCCATGAGAACACTGATTGGATTGCTGCTATCTACGCTGGCTTGCTGTGCGCAGCTAACACTGCAACACGCGCACTATCCAACCATCTTCAAGAGCGGATTAGCTATCCCTCCTGTTACTGGATTCACGCTTTGGGTAAGCCCTGATTCATTGGTCTATACCAATGCTTTTGCCACTGGAAACGTAGCGGTTGCTGGGTCTAGTTATTCCAGCATAATTCGATATTGGGAGGATTTAAGTGGCAACGGAAACCACCTTACCAATCTTAGTGAGTCCGCTCCTGTGTATTCCACCAATACTCTTAATGGTAAGCGAGTGGTTCGATTTGGATACGGTGTGATCAGTGTTCCAACTCTTAGAACCTACCTGATGAGGTTGCCATTAACTTTAGGAAGTAATGGAAACACTGTGTTTTTGGTGGCAGCTAAAATTGCTCCAGCATCAGCGGAAGGGGACAATGTAGATTTTGTCAGCTATGCTGGCCCTCAAGGATTAAGAAAAGACAGATCGCTTAACCAGCTTACCGCTTACAATGACACCTCCGGTTCTTACGTTTCTTACTCCACCATCAATCCAGGGCTTGGCGTATTTTGGGCTGGTGGCTATCGCTTTAACAATGCTGCCAACACTCGCGCGGTAATCTTTGCCACCAATAGCGGAATCGTTGCCAGTGGCACCGATAATTGGGTTGGAAATGCCACCACCAATTTCACTCTAGGCTACCGATTCAACCAAGCCAACACCGAGCTTGCTGGTGAGATTGCAGAGGTGATCGCCTACAACTCTGCGCTCACTGATTTGCAATGCTCCAACGTGGTGTTCTGGCTCAAGAACAAATACGGACTCTAATGAAACGTCTAGCCATCGCGCTATCCCTCTTTCTGGCTGCCAGCGCATTCTCGCAAACGGTTCGCTTAGTGCAATGGGATGCGATGGATGACGCTGCTTATTTCCGCGTGTTCCTTGGAACAAACTCAGGCAGCTATACCACCAACTACACTGTCACCAATTCCACCTCGTTCACCAATAGCTATGCCAGCGGAACCTATTTCGTGGCAGTGAAGGCGGGTGATACGAACGGGCTTGAGAGCGGGTTTAGCGCGGAAGTGAAGTTCACCATCTTCCCGGCTCCGCGCATTCGTGTGACCTTGCAATCGAAGCGAAACCTTGATGATCCTTGGATGGACAGATTGAACACGGTTGAAATGGTTTCCACTCCAGGCGATCAATTCTTCCGAACCAAGCTGGACATTATTCGATGAATGACCTTGGAATTTCAGAGCAATGCCGTGAAGCGGTGGAATCGATCCGCCAGAAGATTCTTCGCATCTCTGCCAATCAAAAACCTCGCATCCTGCTTGTTGAGGATAACCAGTTCGATGCCGAGCTATTGAAGGCTCAACTGGAGCAGCAATGCGTTCCTTGCGAGATTGAAATATCGCCTACTTGCGAGAGTGCATTGAGTGCCATTCGTTCCTCTCCTTACGATCTGGTGTTTGTTGATTTGAAGTTCCCCAGCGGCATGGAAGGCACGGAGCTACTTAAGCAAGTGGGGAACGAGACAGACCGGATTACTTTTATCGCCATCAGCGGGTTGGGTGACGATGAGCCGCCAATGAAAGAGGCCATGAAAGCAGGCGCGTCGGCAATCTTCACTAAACCCTTTACGAATCGACAGCTACAGGGCATCTGCGGAATGATGGCAGCCACTACATGAGCCATGCACAACACAAATGCGAATGCGGCCAGCTAAAGGAAATCCTGTATGGATCGCCGGGCAAGCCACATGAAAGCATGGCGTGGGTAATGGCTACGCATGACGAGATGTTGAATGGCACCAAATCTAATCCGGGTGGCTTGGTGGCAGAGCTATCCGAACTCAAGGATGAGGTGGAGGAATTGAAATCCAAGCTCAACAAAATAATCTGGGTAGGTGTAGGCATCGGGATAGCCACCAACATTGTGTGGGCCTTGTTCACCCACTTCTCCAAGCCTTGATTTATGGATACAACCACACCACCCGCTGAACCCGCTACGATTCGTGAAAAGACTGAAACCACTCGCTACAGCGTGGGCGCGGTGAGTCCTGACAGCCGCATCTTTGGTGTGTCGGTGATGGCGTGGAATTTCCTGCTTGTCACGGGCACCATTTGCACCTGTCAGCTTTTGCAAATTGGCATCTACGATCACATGGTCACGCTCTCGCTCATGCTGGCTAGCTTTTACGCTGGTGCTAAACTCAGCAAGTAATCGGGATAGCCAGCACGTCCAAGGTTTCCATGTCCATTGAGTGGTGAGATTCAGATGGCATCACGCGATAACCCATCTCTCGCAATGGATTCAGAATGTCATCAGCAGTCTTGCCACGTCGCTTTAGCACGGGCTTGTTCACCTCGATCAACATCACAGGCTTAAACTTCAGGATGGTCTTTCTCGCGCCTGCAAGAATGTCTGGCTCCATACCCTCTGCATCTATCTTGATGAAGTCTATGCGCTGTAAATCCAAACCTAGTTCATCTAGCGCCACGATTCGGAACGAGCCATTGCCAGCGTTGGGCTTGACCTGCATTGCGCCTAGGTTGTCAGGCTCAATGGTTGACCGCTCCATCTCACCACCACTGGCTTCCTTGCCTAGCGCGTAATACCAGCACAGGACTTGCGGTAAATCTTCCGTGTTGTGGAGCAGGCATTCAAAGGCTTCCGCGTTAGGTTCAAACGCTTCTACGTGCCCGCCATAGCCCACCATTTTAGCGTAGGAAACAGTGTGATCCCCGATGCAAGCGCCAATGTCTATTACAACACCATCCTCCGGGATGTATCGCTTGAACAACTGGCAATAATCATCAGCAATATCCAGGCGCTTTTGCTCCAAGACCCACCTGCTCAAATGTGAATCTGATTCAACTATTGCCACGCCAAAATCAGTGATGACCATGAGCTTGAGAATGTGCACTTGCTAATCAGGGTCAAGTATCTAAATTCATCAGTGCATGAATGCTAAACGATTTATCGGATATATCGGTGACGCCCTGTTCTATTTCACCATGTCCCTACTGGTTGCTTTCACTATCGTTGTGGGTTGCTCATCCCCTCAACGCACCACGCACACCGCTCTCGCTGCCATCGGTAAAGCGGTGGACATTGCCGAGCGTGAATATTTGGATGGCGTGCTAACCAAACGCTACAAGACCAATGGATTTCCAGAGGTGCAACGCGCGTATGGTGCATTTCAAGTGGTCTATAGCAATGCCGTCTGGGTGGCTGCTAGAGACACCAATGCCCCGCCTGTGCCACCTGAAGTGATGGCCAAATCGCAATCGTTTCTCAACTACGTCAACAGCGCGAAAGGAACAAAGTGAACTGGATTATTGTTGCCCAACTACTCGCCACCTACGGGCCTGAAATCACCCAATTTATTGTTGCCAAGGTTCACGCTGGCAAGGAAGTGACGCCAGAGGAATGGGCTGAACTATTTGCCCTCACCCAGAAAACCCCACAATCGCAATTCAATGATGCGCTGGCCCGATTGGGTGTTTCCGCTGATTCGCCAGAGGTTAAAAACCTGCTCGCGATGGTTCCGAAATAGTTTCACTTTCCTGTAAATTCATACTTGACTTGGTGTTGGCTGGTGGGCACTCTTGCGCCTGTATATGGCTCGCACCAAGAGATCGGCTCCGATAACAAGGCAATGGCTGGAAAGCATTGTTTTGAAATCTGAATCCGGGTGCTGGGAATGGCAAATGGCTAAGGGCAGATGGGGATACGGGCTTCTTTGCGAAAACTACAAAACGCAACATGCCCACAGGATTTACTACCGATATTTCAAAGGTAAAATCCCCAATGGTAAAATAGTCCGCCATACTTGCGACAACACGGGATGCGTTAACCCGGAGCATCTAATCATCGGAACGAATCTTGAAAACACTTGGGACGCTATCGCTCGAAACAGGCTCAAGAGCTTTAAGCTGATGCCGGACGATGTGATTAAAATTCGAGCGAGCAAACTTACCCAGACTGCAATAGCCAGAAATTACGGTGTTAATCAAAGCACTGTTTCAAGAATTAAAAGTTTCCATCGCAGAAAACAGTTAACAAATAACCATCAACAATAGGAGGATTTACGCCACTCGCCAAGGAAAGCGGTTCAACATTCACGCCTGCACCCGTAGGCACTCACATTGCGCGTTGCATTGGTTGCATCTCACTAGGGACGCAGCAACCAAACTCGCCACAGTTCAACGCAGCGTTCAAGATCATGCTGATATTTGAACTGCCCAATGAGCGGGTGGTTTCTGACAATGCCAAAGCTCAAACCATCTCGCGCGAGTTCACTTGCTCGTTGAGCGAGAAGGCAACCCTGCGCCATGAGCTTGAATCGTGGCGTGGACGCCAGTTCACCAAGGAAGAACTGCAAGGGTTTGACGTGATGAACGTGGTGGATAAACCGTGCATGATTTCTGTCATACACAAAACCAGTGGGGCAGGAAAAACCTATGCAGCCATCACTGCCATCACTTCATTGCCCAAGGGCACCCAACCACTTCCGCGCATCAATGAGTTGGTGAAATACGAGGTGGAGCATGGGCGAAATGAAGTGTTCAACGCGCTCCCCGAATTCATTCGCAAGAAGATTGAATCGTGTGATGAGTGGACGCAACCAGCGGCTCCTGTGGCTGATCCTGAAAAGCCTGTTGATGGTGCGGACGACAATTCCGATCTGCCATTCTAGCCATGCCTGAAATCAAGGCCATAACCACGGACGCTATTTTTAGCAGCTTCCGCACACGGTCAGACCGCTCGCTTGGATTCACAGGTGTTACTCCAGAGCTATCGGATTCAGACATGGTGGCGTTCATGGGGTTGCGACAAATCAATGTGAAGCTGTTGATTCAACCCAAGGATGCAGTGCCGGAAGGGTTGGTAGAAGTAAAATCGGAATTCTCACAGAAATCGCCTAGTGTCCGGTTGCGTAACGCACTCTATGTTTTGCATCGTCAAAAGACTGAATCGCAGAAGATCGGCATTCCATTTGAAGCGTTCTATGTGGATTCAATGAACCGGCTGATCGAGTCCGTTAAGGATCAACTCGAACCCGACTCACACCGATGACCTACTACGACCAATTACAACCTATCGAAACAGCGCCGAGAGATGGCAGCTACATCCTGCTCTTTGGGCCAAGTGGCTACATCACTACGCCGCTCAGGTGCGAGGTGGGTTATTTCGATGTGGAGAGCGCATTCAAAGCGGTGCATCCAAACACACAATGGAGAAATCACGCTAACAACTGGTTCATGGATGGAGGCTCTGAACCCACGCACTGGTTGCCATTGCCAAAGCTATGACTGAACAAGTTCAATTTTCACCATCCACGCCACCCAGACCTAACACTGTCTATACCTCTCGCGAGCTAGGTCAGATGCTTAAATACGCAGCCAAGCGCGAGGATTGCACACGCGAGGATTTGTTTGAGCGCGAGATGATGCTCTACCTAGTAGAAAAGCACCCTGACATTGTTAAGTGGGTGCAGGAGAGAGCGGAGAGTGAGAAGCAGTTTTTGAATGGACTGGCTAAGGAATGAGTTGGACACCGAAACAATATGCCGAATACATCCACAAAGCCAGCCAGCGAATCTATCGTGATAGTGGTGAAGCATCCGGTGCCAAGCCTCAACCGGCTGTTCTCAATGAACCATTGGCAGAGGCATCAGGAGAAGAAGGCTACCCAACTCGCTTTACGATCAGCATTGTTAGCTTTAGGACAAGACTCTGCGACCCGGACAACCTTGTTGGGAAGTATTTCACGGACGCACTTCGCTACGAAGAATTGGTTCCTGATGATAGAGCGGAAATTGTCGATTATCACATCAGCCAACGAAAAGTTAAAACCAAGCAAGAACAACGAACAGAAATAACCATTACGCCACTATGAATTTACGATACACACATCCAATCCCACACCTTCCAACTCCTGGGGTAGATATTCACCCGTGGATGCCTGCAAGCCTTCATGACTCACCGGAGTCACCACTTGGCGCTTTCTGCAAGGCCGCTGGCATCTCCATCCATGACCGCGAGAAAGCGTATGAGCAGATGAAGCTGGCTGGATTGAATCATGGAAACTAGCGCCATGCCAATCCCACTATTCAAAGTTGGTGACGAGGTGGAGAAATACACTGGCGACTACAACTGGAGAGGTCAGGTTTCATCTGTGTTCTACACACCATTGGGCTTGCTCCGCTATGTCGTCGCACATCCGGTAGAGAAGGGTTGGGTGTTGCACATCTATTCAGAGAAAAATCTTCGCTCGGCTAACTGATGAAAGTATCTACCAAATCCCTCAAGCTCGCTCTCGCTGACGTGGGGCGCGTGATACGCACTAGAACAACCGTGCCATCGTTCTATTGCGTGAAGCTGTCAGATGCGGGTGGCGACATGCTCAAGCTGGAATGCACCAATGGCGATGCCTGGGTAAGTCGAAAGATTGAGTGCGAGGGAGCCATCCCTGAATCCTTGGTCAATCACAAGATGCTCTCGGCATTGGTTGCTAATGCTGGCTCAGAAACCATTAACATCTCCACCATCAAGGGCGGGAAGCTATCGGTGTCAGCGGGCGGCAGATTGGACTACATCAGGACGCAACCGATTGACCAATACATGGCTGCGCCTGAGTTCAAAGGTAAGGCGCTAGGTTGCCCGCTAGCTGACTTGTCGGAAGCCATTGATAGCGTTAGCTGGGCTGCGTCCAATGACCCCAAGGAAGCGGGCTATCGTGTGTGCGTGTTGATTGACCTGAAACCTGCCAATATGATTTGCGCGGCCATTAGCCAGCGTGGAATGGCTATCTTCAATCGTGGGTTAATCTGCGAGGAACGCCAGATCATCATTCACGTTTCACAAGCTGACATGATTACGCCCGCGCTGGCTATTGAAGGCGCACAGGCTTACGTGACAGAGAACCTATTTGTGGTGGAGAACCCGATTGGTGGGGCGGCGATCAAGCTCACAGAGAGCAAGGCGTTGCCCTACCAAAACATTGTTGAACAGCGCGGAGATAGCAAAGGCACAACCTTTCCTAAAGAGGTTCTGTTGCGCAACTGTGCCGCTGCCATTGCCATTAACGAGACAGATAAGAAGCTCACGCTATCACCGCTCAAGGCGCGCAGGGAGCCAGGTAGCGACCAAGTAACCATCACCGTGTTTGGTGGTGAGAATCAGGGCGTGGAAGTGGTGGAAGCGCCGGGTGAACCGTTGGACATGTATATCTCATCGGAATACCTGCAAGCGTCGCTAGCAAAAGCGCCATTGCCCACGGTGACAGTGGTAAGCCTGCCCAATGCTGTGTTCATTGAATCGGGCGACATGACCTATTTCGTTCCCAACATGATTGAGCCGGTGAAGGTATGAAAATTTTCAAATGGTGGCACCAATGGAGAGCGAGATGCTTATTCAATCGACTTCAGATTTTGAAGATGAAGCAGTCGCTTCTTACCGAAGCTGAAAACGAAACCAGAGACAACTACTACACCGACAAACTTCACGATGTTGTTATTGAAAGCATCTTCGTGAACACCGCGCTTGGATACCATCAGGACGCACTAAAGCGTTACTCTGAACCAAAAAGGGAACAATGACCAACTTGCGCATGTGGGCCATCACGTTCTCGCTCGCTAGCGCGCTGTTTTGGATATTGTTTATTAGAAGGCTGTTTTTATGACCATCACGCTAACCTTGGAAGTTGTTCGCCCTAAACATTTACTTGGGCGAGAACGTAGCCCCAGATTGCTAATGGAATTGGGTGGGTTACTGGACTCTGTTTGCGTAGTTGAAAAGATAACCCTGTTCAATCCTGACTTGGTGCATCTGGAATTAGACTTCTCACGCGCTGACGATCCGATGGAAGAACCCATAGTGGACAAGGAAGAAGCGTGGAATTGGGCTATGGCTAAACTAATCAGGGAGCTTCCGTGGTCTATCGCAAACTGCAAAATAGTTTCCTTTGAGCCAGACCAACCACCACTCACAGACAAAGAGCGCGAGGCAGACAGGAACTTGGGTGATAGGCCGTTTGGAGGGTGAACTATGGCTAGAATTAAAACATCTCAGGAATGCGATTGCTCAACTTGCAAGGGTAGCGAGAAACCGCCAGATGGACAATATGGCGGTTGGATTTGCTCTTGCATGTGCCACTCACACAACACGCGATCCAAAGAAGCTGGATTCTTCAACCTAATGGGTTCCATGTGTGCCAATGAGGATAAGGCCAAAGCATTAACCGACGATCAACTTGCCGATGGATTGATAGAGAAAATTGGAGGCGATTTGTCCATAGACAGCATCGAGTGCTCAATGCTCGATCAAGCCATTGAAAGGTTAAGGAAACTCTCCAGGCTCACCAAGGCCGCTCAAGATTTAATCACCAAACTAGAGGAAGTTCACAACGATCCTCAGTATCAAAGCGTCTGGCATCTGGCTTATGCTCACTCTGCCAGACAATACGACGGCCCCAATTACAAAACCGAGCTAACCATGCTAATTGAGGCAATGAAGGATCGAGATGAATCCACCAATACTTGACACGGCACGCTTGCACCTTCAAAGTCCTGCTTAATAGTAATGAGTAGCGCGATTAAGGATAAATTTACCAAGCTCAAGGTGGGCAAGCGCAGAAAATATCAGATGCGCAACAAGGCCAAAGGATTGTGCGTCAAGTGTCCCAAGAAACAGGTGAAGTGGGGCTTGTGTGATGGTCATTACAGGAAGCAATTGCGCTATTACAAAGCGAGCCAGAAGCGATTGAAGCAGTTTGGCAAGATGAAGCCGGTTTTGACGTAGTTAATTTTGTGAGAGGTGGCGAAATGGATATACGCAACTGGTAGTGCTAGCAATGACCTAAAGCCTAGCGTTGAAGGCTGAACCCTTCCCTCTCACTTCTTAAACCCAGCCCTTCCGGGTTTGGCTTGTAGCTCACTCTGCGCTTCCTGCCAGAACAGGGCTTTGCCGTATTGCTGGCCATTCTGGTAAGCCTTCTCCAGCACATCAATCTTTCGCTCGTCACTGAGCTTGTGGAAATTGGGATTCACCACCAACGCATCAACGATCTGTCTGCGTCGATTGCCAACAAGCTCGGCATAGCGCGATTGCTGGGCGGCAGTGAGCGGATAGGTCTTGTTCTGGAGCGTCAGTTGCTTGTCCACCAATGACGGAATGACTTTGGAATCAGCGGTCTTGCGCCAGAGCCGGTAAAGCTCAAGAGCAACCGGATCATCGGTCACTTGCTGGCCCTTGGACACATCAAAGAAATGATGGAATATGGCGTTCTTGCCCTCTGGCGTCTCGCGCATGGGTTGCCCCCAGAAATCACGCTTGAGCGGCAAGTAATCATCCAGGCCAGAGAATCCCAACCGATTCTTGATCGAGTTGGAGATTTGTTTGCTGAAATCTTCCTCGCGAAAGTCCGGCTTGTAATCGCGGGTAGCGCGGGAAAGCGTTCCTAGCGAGTTGGGTAATGGAATGGAAAGCACGGTGGAGAACCATTGGCGCAAGTAATTGTCCACGTTGCCATCTTTCACGGCGGCAAGGAATCCTTCCACGCCCTGTAGAAACGATTGGTTCAAACCAAACCGCGCCTGCTCCAAAGTGGATTGGCGAAGGATGGAACCCAGCGCACCCGCGTCCTTGGCTGTCTCACGCTCAAAATCGCGCCCTACATTCGCTGCCATGTAGAGCATTGACCCAGCCAGACCGCCAGAGCGAAAGAAGTCAGCGGTTTTATCACCCGGTTTGAAGCTCGGATCGCCGCCAGACATGGCCCGATTCAGCCCGCTCAAGTTGATGTGATTGGGCGGCAGCACTTGACCGCTTAGAACGCGCGCCTTCTGTGCCTCGTCCTTGCTATCCAGCGAGGGAGCAATCAGACCCTTGTTGTAGAGCCAAGCCGCACCCAGCGCCATCGTGGAGCCAATAACCATCTTTCCAGCGTTGAGCTTGGCAGAGCGTGAATTGCCATTCTTGGCATCTTTCACGGTCTTGAACATGGCAACGAGCGGGTTATAGCTCAGAACCTCGCCAATGATGTTCCAAGGCGTGAGTTTGTAGGGCGCAATCGTGGCAAAAGCCAGGTCTGCCAAGTCGCCTTTCTCCTTCACCAACCGGGTGAGGTAGTTGAGCACCTTGCTCTTGCCCTGAAAGATGGCAGCAGCAGAGTCATTGCTGATGCGCGACATGGTTTCACGGTCAAAGAACAACTCAGGAAACTTCTGGGCGAACCCCCATTGATCGCGCGGAACCTTGTTGAGCCTCAGTTGCTCAGAAATGATTCTAGCGCGGGCTGCCTCACGGAACGGAGCATCACCAGCACCCAAACCTCGAAGCATGGTTTCAGCAGGCACACCAAACGTGCCTTCAATGGCTAGGTTCACGCGATCTTGAAGCGTGAGCTTGCCACCTTTCAACGGCGCTTCCGGGTTCTTTGAGAATTGCGTGATCCAAGCCTTGATGGGTTGCAATCCGGCGCGAGTCTCCCCCTTGATCACGCTGCCGGAACCTTTGGCTAGAATGCCGGGAATCTCTTTAGCCCCACGCAATGCGCCTTTGGCTGCTTCCACGGTGCCAGCGATGGGTTGCACCGTCACCTCGCGCGGTTTATTGCGCAGGAACGAATCCAACACATCTATTCCGCTCGCCACCGCTCTTGAGCCAGCGCGGAATGGCAGGAAACTCAGGTTGCCAACGATGTTCGCAGTTTCAGAAATGGGCGTGAGCAAGTTGCCTTGCAAGATCGACTTGAGCAATGCAGAGGTGGAACGCGGCTCGTATTTACTGATGAACTTTTGCAAGTCCAGCGCGGCCTTGTTGGATGAATCAAGGGCATCTTCAGCCAGCTTCGCGTTCTCTGGCGTGGGTTTCTGTTTCCACGCTTCCGTGGCCTGATTCAGTTTGCCATCTGCTTCCTTGGCTTTCTGGCCCAAGTCCATCAGCACATCATTTTGCTTCTTGTCCAGCGCATCACGGCCAGCCTCTTTCAGCTTGCGATTCACCACGTAGGAAATCTGTTCTGGCGTGGAACCATCCAGCAATTTGAACTGGTTGATGTTTTGACCCATTGAAGTTCCCTCTTTCTCCAACGCTTCAAACACCTTGTAACCTTCATCCAGCTTGCCCGATTTGAACAGGCGATTGGCCGATTCTAGCTGGGATGCCACGTAGATGTTGCTGTCAGGCTTCACGGCAGCAAGGTCTAGGTCAGTCATGGCCTGAACCTGATCTGTCACGCTCTGCACCTTCTGAGGCTCATAGAAGCTCTCAGGCGCATTAGCGATGCGTTGCTGCACGGGTTCAGGGACAGATTCCGCCGTGGTAGCGCGAGCGGCAGACTTGCGCATGTTCTGACCTTCGGGAATAGCGACAGGCGTGGCAGCTTCAGGTTTCGTTCCCGCTTCAGCTTTCACCACGTAATCAAGATTAGCCCGCGCTTGTGTCTCATCAAAATTAGGCACGTTCTTGCGCAAGTATTGAATGGCTTGCTCAATACCTTCCGCGATAGAGCGCCCGGCCTTCACAGCAGCAATAGCCAAGTCCAATGAATCGTTCCAAGCCTGCTTGCCAATGGCCTTGATCGCGTCCGGGTGAGGTAGTGAGAACACTTGGCCCTCTTTGTTGATGTTATCGAACTTGAGTGATTCCAAGCGCGAGACAACATCGGGTTGCGTCACATCAATCACCTTCGCCTCTGGTGCCACCTCCATAGGCTTGGCTTGCTTCTGCCATTCATCAGGGAGCAAGTGTGCGCCAGGTGTGCCTGAGCCGGTTTTCTGAAACTCTGCACGGGCTGCATCAGCCACCGATTTAGGCACTGTCACCTCTTGCACATCTGGCCCAAAGGATCGCGCATAGGTTGGATCACTAGACCAATAAGCACCACCCGCACCCGCGCCTTGCTGCCCGCGATAGAGCGTCACGGTGGGTTCATTCAGTTTTGACTGCGTGATCTTCCTTAAATCCTCAAGCCTGCCCTTGAATACTTCTGCTGCATCTGGCGATCTGATTTCCAAATCATCCATGATTCGCTTGGCGCTAACGCCCTGCTCTTTCAACGCATCAATCAGGATGTTCGCTCGCTGGAAACTTTCAGATTTCTCACCAAATTGTGCGGCTTTTTCAGCTTCCAACAGCAAGGAACGCATCAAGTCTCCGGGATGTGTGTCTTGGCTATTTCTTCTGAATCTCTCAAGCTGGGCAGCGGTGTATTTGTCCTGAGCATCGGCAAGCAGCTTCCTATCTACCGATCCGGTTTCATCCCATTGCTTTTCCAACTCGGTAACAACCTTTTTTGTGTCCCTGAAAACACCGTCAAACTCCTGCTCATTCAAAACCCTTAGCGACGGGTCTTGAATAGCGGGGCGCTCAAGCCCAAGCGGTTCAGCAGTCTCAGCCATCTTCACAGGTTCAACAGGCTTTGAGACTTCACGCTGAAAGTATTCCGTCATGGCAGGGCGGTTCTGCTCATTCTTGGCCGCGCTGATGGCTTCCTTGATGAAATGCGCAGGCCCGCTCACGATAGCTGCACGCGCGTTCAACTTGTCCATTGGTGCCATTGCAGGATCGGCCTTGATGGACTCTAGCTGCTGACCAATCTGAGTCTGGATGGATTCAAGCTCGGCAATGCCTTCTGGCGTCTGGCGTGCCTTGCCAAAGTCCCAAGCGTTCTCAGTGCTTTTAACGGAGGCAAAATCCGCAACCGGAGGCGTGCCTTGCACATTGGCGTCAGTGACAGGAGGCTTCACTTCCGGCGCGGAAACTGGTTCAGCTTTGGGTGCAACCTTTTGCAACTCAGCAGCAGACTTGGTTAAGCCCGCGCGATTACCTTCCTCAACTGCGTTACGCAGGAGCGTGGGCGCTTCAGCCGCGAACGACATTTTACCACCCGCCCCAAGTTCAGCGCGCGGAATATTGACCGTGGCAGGCACATCAATGAAATCAATCGGTGGCAATGGGCCGCCAAATCGACGCATCCGATCAAATGGAACCTCTCCCGCCTGAAAGATTTCTGGTGGCGGCTCAATCACAGGAGCAGCCATCTCGCTACGTTCTGCCACCCTTCCAACCGTGCCGGGTGCGCCTTGGTTGGCAGCGATGGCATTCACGCGCGCCTGTTCAGGCGTCATCACAGGAAGCTCAGGAGGTGGCATCTTTACCTCTGGATTGGAGTGACGAGCCATCAACGCGCTAAACCCAGCGTTAAGAACTGGAGCGCCAACCGCTTCAACGATCTGGCCGGGAGTGGATTTTATGTCACCAGCAACTTGAGCAGCAGTCTCAACCTGTTCCGGCAGATGCCTCGCCATGTCCACACCCATGTAGGCTAGCGCG